CAAACGCCTACTACGATGTAGAGCTTCATTATTTCTACGAGCCTCCCAGCATTGTGGATGCTGGCACGTCTTGGCTGGGCACGAATGTTGAAAGCCCGCTGTTCTATGGCTGCTTGGTTGAGGCTTATACCTACATGAAGGGCGATTCCGATCTTGCTGCACTGTACCGCGCAAGGTACGATGAAGCTATGTCCCGCCTGAAAGACCTTGGTGAAGGCAAAGACAAGCGCGATAACTTCCGCCTTGATCTGCCTCGCATCACGCCGACTTAAGGGATTCAAATGGCTATCGTCCAAGCCTTCTGCACAAGCTTCAAACAGCAGCTTCTGGAAGGCGCGCATGATTTCCGTACCGTTGGCGGCGACATCTTTAAGGTGGCGCTGTACACGGAGTTTGCCAACCTCAATGCCTCCACGACCGCCTATACCTCGACCAACGAGATTGTTGTTTCCGGCTACACTGCTGGCGGGGCAACCCTAACAAACATCTCGCCTAGCCAATACAATCTGGCTGGGGTGGCTTCATTCCAGAGCGTCACATGGTCAGGGGCAATCTCTGCTCGCGGCGCGCTGATCTATAATACCACACCCACGCACACCTATACGAACCCAGCCTGTCTGGTGCTGGATTTTGGCGTAACTCGTTATGCCGCGAACGGCACGTTCACCCTGAACTTCCCGCAGATCACTGATCTTAGCGCAATTGTGAGGATCAACTAATGGCGCTTATTGTTGCTGATCGGGTTCAGGAAACATCCACCACAACGGGCACGGGCAACTTCACCCTAGACGGGGCCGTCACTGGCTTCCGGGCGTTTTCGTCTGTCCTGGCAACGGCAGACACAACCTACTACACGATTGCAGACCAGGGCGGCGCTAACTGGGAGGTCGGCCTTGGCACGTTCACGTCGCCATCAACCCTAGCTCGCACTACGATCCTGTCCTCCAGCAATGCTGGCTCTGCGGTCAACTTCACTGCGGGCAGCAAAGCTGTATTTATCACCTATCCGGCTGGCAGATCGGTTCTTTCCAATTCCTCTGGTGTCGTTCCGGTTACTGCTGGGGGAACTAATGCTGCAACCCTGACGGCAAACAACGTATTGCTTGGCAACGGCACTAGCGCCGTGCAGTTTGTGGCTCCCAGCACCAGCGGCAACGTCCTGACTAGCAACGGCACCACATGGTCTAGCGCGGCTGCCTCTCCCACTTATGGCTACCGGCGCAACAAGATAATCAATGGCTCAATGGTTATTGATCAGCGGAATGCTGGGGCGACTGGAACAGCAATCGGAGGATATACAGTTGACCGCTGGAGTTATAATACAAACCAAGCATCCAAGGGAACATGGGGGCAAAATCTTAACTCTGTAACAACTTTGGTAGGCTTTCCAAATTATTTAGGCTTTCAGTCATCCTCCGCATACACTCTTCTTGCTGGAGATGGCTTTACTTTTCTTCAAGGAATTGAAGGTTTTAATTTTGCTGATTTAGGGTTTGGAACAGCATCGGCTCAAACGGTCACTCTCTCTTTTGTTGTGTACAGTTCTTTGACTGGGACTTTTGGCGGAACGCTTCAAAACTTCGCACAATCTCGCTCTTATCCATTTACATACTCAATTCCAACGGCAAACACTTGGACTTCAATTTCCGTAACAATTCCCGGCGACACAAGTGGAACTTGGGTTGGAAGCACCAGCGCTGGGGCGGCGTATCTTCAACTTGCATTTGGAGTAGGCTCAACTAAATCAGGCACTGCTGGCGCGTGGGCTTCAGCCAATTATATTTCTGCTACGGGCGCAGTTTCTGTTGTTGGGACAAACGGCGCAACTTTCTACGTTACAGGCGTCCAACTCGAAGCAGGCAGCATTGCCACGCCATTTGAACGGCTGCCGATTGGCGAGACTTTGATGCTGTGCCAGCGGTATTATATGCGGACCATGGCGCATATACAAAATCCAGCGGTAGGCGGAATGATTATTGGAGTATATTTTCCAGTCGAAATGCGGACAACTCCATCATCAACCTTTATAAGTCAAGGCTCATCTATTGGCGCGTTTACTCCAACCATTTCTCCCAGAAGTACAAAAACAGCATATTTTCAAATGTCAGGAACAATAGTCGCTGGTGACTATGTTATTGACTATTTAGTCGGATATTCTTCGGAGTTATAAAAATGCCAACATACACAAACGCTCAATACATCAAAAACTCATTAACCGGCGCGATTGATGGTATTTCCGTTGACATCGACGGCACGCCTTGGACTGTGCCGATTTGCCCCGGCAACACCGACTACGACAACATGATGGTACTGGTCAGCGAAGGCCAGCTTGTTATAGCGCCTGCCGCCTAAGCCCAAGATAGAGAGGAGGCACTAAACAATGTTTGGCTTTTATGCCTTCTCTACCAAGCCGTTTAGCAGCGCGCCTAGCGGGTCGTATGCTGACAGCGCCTCTGATTCCATCACGCTAACTGACAGCACTAACGGTGTATTTAGCCTTGTTGGTTCAGCTTCGGATTCTTTAACCCTAACCGATTCCGCATCTGGCGTTACCGCGTACATGAGCAGTGCGTCGGATTCCATTACCCTATCAGATTCCACTACGGGCGCGCTCAGTGCCCCTGTAAGCGCCTCTGATACGCTCACCCTGTCCGATATAACGTCTGGCAAAACTGGCTACCTCAGCGCCGCCTCTGATGCTCTCACGCTATCTGATAGCGCGACGATAGCATTTAACTTTGCCGGAAGCGCGTCTGACTTACTCACTTTTGCCGATATCGGGGCTGGCGGAACTGCTTATTCAAACAGTTCTTCAGATACTATAACCCTATCTGACTCGGCAACGGGGCAGTTCTCTGCGCTTGTCAGCGCCTCGGACAGCATAACCCTATCTGATTCTGCCCTGGGCAAACTATCAATCATCCTCAATGCCGCAGATTCAATATCGCTTGTTGACGCTGTTGCAAATATTGCTGGTATGGTTGCCTCAGCTTCGGATACAATATTGCTGGCTGATGTTGGGGTCGGGTATGGTGGATGGGAACCGATACCAAATCCGGGGCAAGGGTGGACGCCAATATCTCCTGCTGGGGGTTCTGGTTGGACGCCAATCCCTGCTACAAGTTCAACATGGACGCCAATAGGAAATAGTTAAATGGATCAGAAAGACTCGATTCCCCTGACGGACGGCGCTGGCGCTGGTCTTGTTGCCCGCCACGAAGTTAACGACTTCATCGGCGTGACCGGCAAGTTCATCGTCACATGCCATGATGCTGAGGGCAACCTTCGCTGGGAAGATGGCTTCCCCAATCTGGTTGTGACCACGGGCAAGAATGATCTGCTGAACAAGTATTTCCTTGGCTCAGCCTATACCGCTGCGTTCTATGTGGGTCTGAAGGCCGCTGGAACTATCGCTGCTGGCGACACAATGGCCTCTCACGCTGGCTGGACTGAGATTACCGGCTACTCAAACGCCACCCGCCCCGCCTTCACTGCGGCGTCTTCGACTGCTGGTTCCTCCACCAACTCAGCTTCTCCTGCCGTGTTCAACATCAACGCGACGAACACCGTAGCTGGCTGCTTCATCACGACCAACAGCACCGTTGGCGGCACGACCGGCACGTTGTTCTCGGCTGCTGATTTCGCCACCGCTCGCGCGGTTCTGAGCGGCGACACGCTGACCGTCACCTACACCGTCTCCTGCTAAGCGATAAGGTAAGAAGATGCCCAGTACATTCAGCACGTCTCTTCGTCTTGAACTCATCGGGAATGGTGAGCAGGCTGCTAACTGGGGCAACACAACCAACACCAATCTTGGCACGCTGCTAGAGCAGGCCATCACTGGTGTTGCCACCATCTCATTCCCGACTGATGCGGATAGAACGCTTACCGTATCTAATGGCGTGTCTGATGAATCTCGTAACGCAGTTCTTGTTCTAACGAGCGGCGTCAGCCTTACGGCAACCAGAAATCTGGTTGTTCCGACAGCCAATAAATTCTATGCCGTTCGCAATACCACGAGCGGCAGCCAAAGCGTTGTGGTAAAAACATCTGCCGGAACCGGCGTGACGCTGGCCAATGGCTACACTCAGCTTATGTACTGTGATGGCACCAATGTCGTACTGGCTTCTGTTCCGGTAAACGCAACGACTGGCGGCAATGCCTTCATGCCGCCCGGCTCTATGTTGGAGTATGGCGGCTCGACCGCTCCTGATGGGTTTTTGCTTTGCAATGGCGCGGCTGTTAGCCGTACCACCTACTCAGCTTTGTTTGCCGCCCTAGGAACGGCTTATG